CCTGGCTGGAAGGATTTCGCAGTCTTCATACGAATTGGAGATTGTTGAGGAAAAGTCCAGCATTCAAGAAGGTATCGGAACTTCTGAGTATTTGCGTCGCACTGGGGTTATGCGAAGTTACTCAACTCGAATTTGGATCAGTATCGCTGAAACAGTTCGTGGATCAAAGTTCCCATAAGCATGCAACATCATTGGATTTGACGGATGCAGCGTTGGGCACCTTCATATATTTCATGGAATGTGGATATTTATGTTTTACGCAAGGCAGCGTGAAACCTCTTCTATTCGGAAACTTAGAGGAACAACGTTTCCATGAACTATACCAACAATGCATGTTAAACATCGAGCTACACAGAGGAGGAAACCTATTGTCAGAAACTGGAATTACTGACGAAGATTTTTGTGTAATGCTTGAAAATTGCCGCGATATGGCTGGCAAACTCTCGCAATTAAGCGCAGGCTCATTTGAAAAAGTAGCCTTTACGAAATATAGGGAGAGAACAGTCACATGGATTGCGGAATTCATGCAAACTCGTGTCAGGGGAGGATTGAGAATAGCCCCTTACATGATAGGATTTAATGGAGGAACAGGTGTCGGTAAGTCGACTGTTGCCAATGTGGTTATGGCTACCACACTGCAAGTGAATGGATATTCGGCAGCGGATGATAGGGTAATAACCTTAAATGAGTCCGATCAATACGATTCAAACATGCGCACATCGGTGAATGGGATATTCATCGATGATCTAGGTAACACGAAGGCACAATTTGTGCGAGAGGCTCCGACTGCGAAATTGGTGAGGATATGTAACAATGTCCGCACCTACGCAAACATGGCTGAGGCAGAACTGAAAGGCAAGGTTGCCATAGAACCAAAAGTCGTCACAATAACCACGAACGTAAAAAATTTGTGTGCACCGACTTTTTCGAATGAACCGGCATCTATTACACGCAGGTGTCGAATAATGGTAACAGTTCATGTCAAGGAACAATATTGTACTAACGATAGATTGGATCCTGACAAAGTTACAGCCGCGGGATTGGACACCGATCCGTTCCCGGACCTGTGGGATTTCACTGTTGAAAGACCACACAATCTTAGGTCTAATGTAGCAGGAGTTCCACCGCAACCAGGGTGGATGAATGTCAATACTGTTGGAACCATGAATCTGCGAGAGATGTTGCGCTGGATTGCGCATGACTCTGCAGTATATTTTGGGCAACAAAAGAGACTAGTTTTAAATTGC